ATTGGGTATTGAATTAAAGTCGTTTTATTTTTATCAAATAATACACCCGATATATCACTAGAATAATTATTATTAGAAGAATCAACTGTGATATTCTTTAAATTACTGGCGCCAATGAACGCAGTTGCTCCTATGCTTGTAACCGATGATGGAATTGTAATCTGAGTCAACGCCGTATTGGTGAAAGCATTATCTGAAATATCAGTCCAACCTTCTCCTAAAATTATATTTTCTGGAGATGAATTAATAGTATATAAATCATTAGTGAAAATGGTATATCCGTTAGATTCAACTGTAGTAGCAGACATATATATATAAATACAAATATAAATATAAATATATTTGTATTTAATTTAATAGCATTACTCACTCTATTTATATTTTAGCTACAAATTATCGTATACTTTACACAAATGTTTATATGTATTATCTTAATGTAGCATAAAACTTGTTATATGCCGGCTCATCTCCACTTTCAATAAGTTCTGATAATTTCTTGTATATTTTATTTGCTTCAATACTTGTATATTTTCCATTATGTATTTTTGCCAAAATATTCTCTGGGTGTAATGTTTCACATATTAAGTTATTAATCATCATTTTATCGTGCTTTTCCATGAGTACATTATATAGCGTCTCTCCAGTATATGGTATTTTTGTAACACCTGAACATACTTTCACTAATTCCTTCGCCTTAACCATTTCACCTTTGTAATATACCTTGTGCTCTTTACTAATTTGTGTTCTAGCATTTGGTATATTACTTCCTAATGCGTTTGGTTCAATAGAAACAATATACGAATGAAGCGGACGTGTTTGAGTGATTGCTATAATAGGTTTATTGCGAATGGTATGAATATCTGGATTGAGTAATTCAATAGCAATATTTCCTTGGTTGGTAGTAACAGGCGTTCCTTTTGGAAAGCATATAGGTGTAGGTGTTGGAGTAGTATCATTATATGTAACATTAGTTGCGCCGAAAAATGTAGCAAACATAGTTTGATTATCATCCAATAATATACTGGATGATGATAATGTATCTTTTAATCGGTCAACATCGAATCTACTCATATTTACCGTATTTAAACTAGAGCAACCAGCAAACGCATTTGCTCCAATACTAATGATATTAGAATCTGGATCAATTGTTACTGTCGTCAAACTAGTTATATCTACATACGCATCATTTCCTATACTGGTTACACTAGATGGAATATATACTTGAGTAAGACCAGATTGGCGAAAAGCACCATCACCTATACTTGTAACCTTTTTTGGAATAGTAATTTGAGTTAATGCCTTCGTATTTTCAAATGCGCTTACTCCAATCTGAGTCGCTGAATCTGGAATAGTAAATTGGGTCAAAGCTCCCGCATCATCAAACAAGTGGTCGGCTATGTTTGTAATTGTTTTAGGAATTGTAACACTTGTTAAAAAATTCATACCATAGAAAGCATATTGACCAATGCTAGTGACTGAATCTGGAATTGTAATCTGAGTTAAAGATTGACACATTGAGAACGCATAATTTCCAATATTCGTGAGTAAAGACGGGGTTGTAAATGTGATTGTTTTTATACCAGATGATGCGAACGCATTGTCGCCAATACTCGAAACACTAGCTGGTATTATTATATCACTTAAAGAGTTAGTAAATCGGAACGCATTCTCTTTAATAATTGTCACTGTAGGTGGAATACTAACGGTCTGTAATTTGTTCGCATTTAAGAACGCATTTGCTCCAATGCTACTATAACCGTCTATTGATGCGTATTTTGCTATAGGATTTTCGCCTGAAAAATAAGACGCCGCATTTGTCAATTCACCTAAACCACTAAATACTTGAGTATTAATTGATATATAAACATTAGTCGCGCCAAAGAAATTTTGTCCAGCACCGCCCACTATTCCCAGTCTATTCAAAGATGTTGAAGAATCAAATACAACGCTTCTTATACCAGACAGTTGAAAAGCATTAGCTGCTATACTTGTCACTGACGAAGGAATGATAATCGATGTCATACTTATCGTATTAAAGAATGCTTGAGAACCAATAGTTTTTACTTGTGAACTAGAATCAAATGTTACTGATTTTAATCGCTGACAGTTACCAAATGCAGCCGCTCCAATTTCGGTTACTTGATATGGTATAATTACAGATTCCAAATTTGTCGCATTTAAGAACGCATTGGTTCCGATACTACTATGAGTTCGTATATTAACCTTTTTTGCTCCTAGTAAATTAGCAGTAGCATTGGTTAATACACCAGAATTCATGAATACTCTAGTAATTATTGATACGAACACATTAGTAGCACCTCTAAAAGACGAAACCAGACCAATATTAATACCAACCGAATTAAGATTTAACGACTCTTCAAATATTATATTTTTCAAATTAGGACAACTACCAAGTGTGTAAGCACCATAATTCGCGGAACCAATCCTTAAAACTGACCTCGGAATAGTCATGTGTGTTAAATTACTCATACTCAAATAGGCAATTCCAGTATAACCTACTAAACGGATTCGGGTTGCCCCATTTAAAACAGAGTTGTTTTGTAAAATTAAGTCATTATTACCAGTAAATACCTTCGTAATATGGGATACTGTTATACCAGACTTGCCATATAATGTTTTATCAGTACCGGGTATAATACTTAGATTATCTAATAATGTCGATTCTTCGAATATAACGGTTGTTATACTAGATTCAGTGAAAGCGTTAGCTCCTATGCTTGTTACGGATACTGGAATAACAATACTTGTTAATAATGATGCTCCTTGAAACGCATAGTCCCCAATAGTTGTAAGTTCACTATTTTGAGCAAATGTTATGGATGTCAATCGTATGGCATCTTTGAATGCGTTTGATCCAATGCTAGTAACTGTCGATGGTATATTAAATGTAGTTAAACTGGATGCGCCTTGAAACGCAGAAGATTGAATACCAGCGAGTCGAGATAAAATAATATTATTCTCTGGCGCAAATATTACCGTTTTTAAATTTGTCGCACCTCTAAACGATTCCGTACCAATATTGATCATAGAAGCTGGTATGGTAAGTTGAGTGATAGTTGTCACATCTTTAAACGCGGCAACTCCAATACTACTATAGCCTCGAATAATTACATTATTTACGCCTTGTAACGGAGTATTATTTTTGCTTAATTGTCCAGTCCCCAATAATGTTTTAGTATTAATTGATACGGTCACATTCGATTTGCCATAGAATTCTTGATTTGTACCAACATATAAATCAATATTGTTTATATTTGTCGATTCATTAATTATAACGGTTGTTAATGCTGAATTTTTAAAAGTGTTAGATCTAATTATAATTGTATTGTTACTAAATGTTAGAGTGTTTAAATTTGTCGCACTATCAAACGCACCAGTAGCAATTTCTCTAACACTATTCGGTATAGTATAAGAAGTATTTGATTTTTTAGATGGATATTTATATAATATAGTTGAATTTCTATCGAATAATACACCATCACTGAGAGTTAAAGTTGTAGTTCTATTATCTGCTCTCACATTAATAGTTGTCAATGATGTCATACCAGAATAATCATTAAATGAACTATATATACATCCGGATGAAAATGTAATAGAAGTTAAATGCGACGCACCATAGAAAGCAACCGGTCCTAGATTTACTACTGTATTTGGTATTTCATAGGAAGTTCGTGTATTACCAATTGGATAATGTATTAAAACAGTTCTATTTCTATTAAATAATACACCGGATACATCTGTAGAATAAGCGGGATTAGTTGAATCAATGCTTAATGCCGTTAATTTGGTCGAATTAATAAATGCGTCACTTTGTATATTAATAACAGTAGTCGGTATAGTGTACTCAGTTGTGTTATTTCCACTCGGATATTGTATTAAAAATGTTTTAGTTTTATTGAATAACGCACCAGCTGTATCTGATGAAAAGTATTGATTAGATGAGTCAACTATAAATGATGATACGCCAAACATATAATCAAATGCATTTACTCCTATACTCGTTACTGATGCTGGAATATTAATACTTGTCAATGAGGTTGCTCCATTAAAAGCATTTTGCCCTATGCTTGTGACTGATGTAGGTATATCATAAGAAGTTCTTGTGTTACCAGTTGGATATTGAATTAAAATAGTTTTATTCTTATTAAATAATACACCATATGAATCAGACGAATAATTATTATTAGATTCATCTACTATAAATTCTGTTAAACTGGTTGTATTTTCGAACGCGCCTACTCCGATAATTGTCACGGTTGATGGAATATTAAATTGAGTCAAACTAGTTGCTCCCCAAAAAGCTCGATTATCAATACTAGCGAGTTTAGAACCAGTATTAAATGTTATTGATGTTACTGACGAAGCATTTTCAAACGCTCCATAACCAATGCTGGTAACATTTGCTGGAAGAGTAACTTGTGTCAAACGACTGGCATTTAGGAAAGCATACGTGCCAATACTATTCAAACTAGAATCTTGAGAATAATTAAATGTGAACGAATTTAGATATACCGCATCCCGAAATGCGCTAGATCCAATACTTGTGAGCGAAGATGGAATCTCAATCGCTATTAAAGTCATTATTTGTCGAAATGTATCAGTGCTAATACTAGTCCACCCTTCTCCTAAACTTAGATATGATATAGAACCACCTATATATAAATCTTTTGTAAAACTTGCTGGAGTTCCACTCACATAACTAATCGTAGAAAAACTCATCTAATATATATATTCATATAAAATATATAAATCAATATAACAAATAAATAATGGACAAAAATAATTAAGCAAAAATAATTAAGCAAAAATAATGGACAAAATTATTGGACAAAATTATTGGACAAAAATAATTGGACAAAAATAATGGATAAAAATAATTGGACAAAAATAATGGGATAAAAATAATTGGACAAAAACATCCCCGAAAACCAATCGCCGAGTTTTTACTTTTTGAATTTCACGTTTTCGGGACATGTTTTTCATGTAGATAAATTGCGCTACACAATTTTCAAAAATCACATCCCTCGAGAAAATCATGTAGGTCATGTAGAGGACTACCTACATATGAAGGAAACTTGTTGCTACTGAAAAAAAGGCACTACCACTTGAAGAATGTAGCAAAGTCACTTTTTTTCAAAATTTCAAATTCATTTTGGATTTTAAAAAATTACACAAGGTTTTTATGTGTGTTTTTTTATTTTTTGGTTTGTGAATTGAAAAATCATGAAAAATGTGTTTTAGACCATAATGCTCACAATTTTATTTTTGGATGAAATAATTTGTTATGACAAAATTTTAATATATTTATGTGAAATGATTTAGGCGTTTTTTTCTATTTCCAATATAGGAAAAAAATGGAAACGATTTTTACGCCAAAAAACGCCAAAAAATTTTATTGCGAATCATGTAACTTTGTATGTAGCAAACAAAGTGATTGGTCTAGACATATATTAACACGCAAACATTTATTGGAAATAAATGGAAATAATGGAAATGTAAAAAACGCCGAAAAATACGAGTGTGATATATGTAGTAAGATTTTCAAAACTAATTCTGGATTATGGAAACATCGATCTAAGTGTTCACCCCATAGTGAGACAAATATGATACAAATTAGTAATAATAACACGTCATCCATGTTCGAAATAGACAAGGAATTATTGATAAAGATGCTTCTGAAAAACCAAGATATTATGGAAGGAGTGCTCTTGAAGAATCAAGATGTTATGGAAAAAATGATGGAAATAATGCCTAAGTTAGGTAACAACTCACATAATATCACAAATAACAATACTACAAATAATCAGTTTAATATTCAAATGTTTTTGAACGAACATTGTAAGAATGCGATGAACCTAACAGATTTTATAGATTCTTTGCCTATAACGGCAGCAACCTATGATAGCACCATACAAAATGGCTTAACCAAGACATTAACAAATATGATAACCAACGGACTCAGCCAATTGGATATATTGGAACGACCAATTCACTGTACTGATGCCACTAGAAAAACCCTTTACGTGAAAGAAGCGAATAATTGGGAAAAGGATACAGAATTATTGCGAATACTTTTAGGCATTAGGAAATTGGCTAGAAAGCAAAGAACTATGATAAGTGAATGGAAAGATGTGAATGAAGGTTGGGAAAAAGATGATAATATACAAACGAAATTAACAACTTTAATATGCCATTCTATGACGGATATTGAAAACGATGAAAAGGAAACAAGCAAAATTATAAGAGCAATAAGTAAAAATGTATACTTGGACAATGATTCTAAGCAACAATATATCAAGTAATTATTTACACTTTTGGAAAAAATTTATTATTATTACTTATTCATAAAATTATGAAGTTGAGTAGCCGGTTCCACATTGGTAATATCACCCGCTAAAATAGACTGTTCGTATAAAATTCGCAAAACATCGTTTGGAGCAGTGGAACCAATTTTAATCAAATTTTTATCATACAAGTATTTCTTGATTTCGTTCAATGGTTTCTGCTTTAATAAACCATGTTCTCTTTTTATTTTTCGTCTAGTAGCATTATTTTTTATTAATACCGAAACTTTTCCACCAGTTTTACCAAGTGTGTATGTGGTTTTTTTAGTAGTTCTCTTTGTTTGACGAATTTTTTTATGTGATTTTTTTAAGTCGGCTAGCTTCTGTTGCCTAATTTTAATATCATTGTCGATTTTTGGTTCTTCCGTGTGTCTAGGTTCGTGGTGACTTGTTTGAATCGTAATCGACGGTTTATTTTTGACTGTTTTATTGTGATATTCGCGATATGTAGGTTTGTTACCACCTTTTAAACAACCGTGTGGCGGTGATGGTGCGTTATTATGTCCGCCGTACAATGGTGTGATTGTACTAACATTTGGACTAACTGCTGGACTAACACTTTGATTAATATTTGGATTAACATTTTGATTGACATTTTGATTAACTGTTGGAAAATCTGATAAATGAACGATTGATTGACCTTGGCCTCCACCAAATTGAATCTGGTTATTTCCTACTGTATTAGACAGTTTATCTCCTACATCATCGCTAGGCCAATCAACCGAAATCATATTTCCCATAGGAGTCGCAATATTGGGTATCACTCTATTTCCTCCAACTGGAACCATATGTTTAACTGTTTTGTTAGCAAGTTTCCTATCCTTTTTTTGTTCCCTTCTCTTTTGTTTGTCACTTTCACTAAGTTTATTCAAATACTCTAAAGAATTCATAAAACTATCGTGAAATTTCACATCTTCTTCACTATGACCATCTTTTTCTAGACCCACAACTTGCTTAGACATTTTTTCAGTTTGTTGATGTTTTTTTATTTTCTCAAGTAGCGTCTTTTTCAAAGAGTTTGGCTTTATTACTGGTTTAGGCCTTTCTTTTTTAATTTTATCACCAGCATTTTTTCTAGTTTTACTACCACCATTCGAATTTAAAAAAGAATCATTTATTACTATTTTTCTACTTTCACTCATACTATAATTTAATTATAATATAGTATAGAGAATAATTCACAATAAACATCGTTAAATTACAACTAAAATTATCGTTTGTAATTTAATATTAGTCAAAAACATATAACAACAATAACTAACCATATCTAACAATATATAGTGCTATACATTTGTTTCAAACGCTCTTGTTCTTCCATTTTCTTATCACTATCACCCATCTTCTTATAGGTATCAAACCCTTTTTCTAAATCTTTCATATTTATTTTTGTCCTCTCCTCCTTTGATAAACAAAATACTCGGCGACTATGAGCGATTTTCACTTTTGAAAATAGTGCCTCCATATCTCGACCATAATATTTAAAATATGCCTTATTTTTGTCAAACCACTTATCTTCCAACGGTTCTTTTAAATTCCAACCACAATCTTTTACTTTCTTTTCAAATATCTGCTTTAATTCACTTGGAGTATACTCGTCAATCTTAAATTTCCATGTGAAACGCGATTCAAGTCCTGGATTATAACTAAAAAAACAGTCTTTCAATTCTTGCTCGTATCCAGCAATTATACACATCAAATCCTTTTTATGATCACTTAATGCTTCACAAATAGTATCAATGCTTTCTTTGGAAAATGAATCGCGTTTTTCCTTATTTCCTAAAGCGTATGCCTCATCAATAAACAATACTCCTCCTAAACATTCTTTGATTACATCCTTGGTCTTTATAGCGGTTTGCCCTAAAAATCCAGCGACCAAGTCTTCTCTCGTGACCTTTTTAAATATATTATTTTTCAAGATACCCAATTTGCTAAATATTTTACCCATAATTTTTGCCACTTCTGTTTTACCAGTACCGGGTGGCCCATAAATAGCCGCATGCATATAATCCGAATTATTTGGCGATATATTGTGTAAATCTTGTATGAAATATAAAATCTGGTCGACGATGTTTTCCTTGATCGTTTTCATTCCAATCATGTCTTGAAGCTCAATCAGAGATGGTTTAATATTATGAAGTGCCTTCATGTTAATATTGTATTCTACATTGTCGGCTAATGGATATTTATCACATAAATTTATTAAATCATGTAGATTTTCAACAGTTGTATTTATACAAACTTGTTCTTTTATTATATTTTTTATGTCTTCATCAATGGAGGGCTTACTATGTTCAATTTGTAATGGAGATCGAGGAATACCAGAAAAAAATGGTGAATTATATTTTTCATAAAATTCCTTCTCACTGCTTTTCAATAAAAATTTTAATAATGTATTGGTTTTCTCTCTATCGATCTTTATAGTATCACTGTTATCATCTTTTTTATTATCCGTATTATCGTTATTTGTATTATTATCGCTACCATTATTTGAACCATTCGTATTATTATTATTGTCAAGACATGTAATAAGTTTGTTTGTCTTAACAAGTGGCGGCTTAATAGGTATAATATTCATTGTATTACAATCAACAAACGGGTTTAAATTATTTTTATTGCTTATACATAGTTTCGCATTATTCGTATTATTTATGAATAAATTCATATCATTCGCGTTTACATTTATATCATCATTGAATTTAAACATTTTAAATATATTTTTATTGTTTGATAAATGTAGGTCGTCTTTTTGATGAAAATTATTTATATTAATAGTATTCAAAGTGAAGGGATTATTGTTTGATAAATCCAAATTCGGTCTAACATGTCGATATTTCTTTTTTATAGAGAAATGATTACGATTATTCAACATTATATATAATATAATGATATTTTAATTTATTCTATTTATTATTTTATACCGATTTAAAAAATGTTTTAAAAATAAATTGATTTACAAAATGGTTTATAAAATGATTTTATAATAAGTAAAGATGAACAACCTAGAAAAGGAAATAAAGGACAATTTGGGGAAATACATTGAGACACCATGGACGGTAATCGAGTCATATTTCAAGGACCAACACTTGACGCAATTGGTGAGACACCAATTAGAATCGTATAATAATTTCGTGAATTATCAAATACAAAAGACAATTGATATGTTTAACCCAGTTCAAATATGCTCAGAAAATGATTACGATGCTGCGAGTGGTAAGCATAGCTTAGAAATATTCATTACATTTGAGAACTTTCATTTGTATAGACCACAAATTCATGAAAATAATGGTGCGTCCAAACTAATGTTTCCACAAGAAGCCAGATTAAGAAATTTCACATATGCGTCCATGATGACCATTGATTTAAATATAAAGTATATTGTTCGCAGTGGACCTAATTTGGAAAACAGCCAAACCTTTTACAAGATTTTACCAAAGATTCATATTGGAAAGTTGCCTATTATGTTGAAGTCGTCTGTTTGTGTTTTGAGTCAATATCAACATATCGATGAAAATATTAGCGGTGAGTGTAAATTTGACGCGGGTGGATATTTCATCATTAATGGTAGTGAAAAGACTGTATTGGGCCAAGAACGCGCTGCCGAAAATCGCGTATATTGCTTTAATGTGAGTAAAAATAACAACAAGTGGAGTTGGTCAGCGGAAATAAAGTCCGTCCCAGATTTCAAGTGTATTAGTCCAAAACAAATTAGCATGATGATTACTAGCAAAAATACCGGCTTTGGTACATCAATTCATATTCAAATCCCACGACTAAAAAATCCAGTGCCGCTTTTCATTGTATTCCGTGCGCTAGGTGTTATATCTGACAAGGAAATTTGCGAGAAAATTATATTGGACATGGAAGAAAAGAAATATAAAAAGATGAAGTATGGTCTACAAGGCAGTATTATAGAGGCAAATACGATCATGTCACAAGAAGATGCGATTAAGTACTTGATGGGACACGCAATGTTTACGCCGATTAATATGGACAAGGAATCGGGTGCGAAAAAGAAGCGCGACTTCACAATGGAAATTTTGAACAACGATTTGTTTCCGCATTGCCACAACGAGATTCAAAAGATTTATATGTTAGGATACATGACAAATAAGCTGCTCAGATGTAGTTTTGAATGGATTCCGCAAGATGACCGTGATTCGTATCTGAATAAGCGCATTGATTTGACCGGAACATTATTGAATAATTTATACCGCAATTATTTCAACAAATTAGTGAAAGATATGCAAAAGCAGATTGTGCGTGAGATTAATACTGGTTCTTGGCGATCTACCGAGGATTATTTAAGTATCATCAATACTACAAATATTTATAAAATTGTCAAGTCCACTACGATTGAAAATGGTCTGAAGCGGGCCCTTTCAACTGGTGATTTTGGAGTAAAAAATGTAAATAGTAACAAGGTTGGTGTAGCGCAAGTATTGAATCGTCTGACATATGTTTCTAGTTTGAGTCATTTGCGTCGTATTAATACGCCGATTGATAAGAGTGGCAAGTTGATTCCGCCTCGTAAGTTACACAATACATCATGGGGGTTTCTTTGCCCGGCAGAGACACCAGAAGGTGCGAGTGTAGGTGTAGTGAAAAATATCAGTTACATGACTCATCTAACGATTCCAACCAATAGTGCGTCTATTCATGAATACGTATTGCCACATATTACACCACTAGACAAGTTAACCGCACAGCAACTGGACAAGAAGGTAAAAATATTCGTAAACGGTGCTTGGATGGGTGTAAGTGACGACCCGCACAAATTATTCACGACATTTCAAGATTACAAACATAGGGGTATGATTAATATTTATACATCGATCATATTTGATTACAGAAATCGTGAAATCCGCATTTGTACTGACGCGGGTAGATTGACTCGTCCAGTGCTTCGTGTAAAAGACGGATGCGTAGTTTTAAAGAAGGATGTTGTAAATAGAATAAAGTCGGGCGAGTTGGAATGGAAC